CAAACTTCTAGCAGCACCTTTGACATTAAATGCATTCTTAAGTTCTGAATCATTTATGCTGTCTATTAAGTCAATCGCGGCATTGGCCGATTTGATTCCATTGAACAATTGGGTCTGAACTTGCTGCGGAATGGCCTTTTTGAACTCAAATTCTCCAGAAGGACCGACAATAATGTCCTGACCACTTTTAGCTGCCGCAGCTTTCAGAATCTGAAACTTAGCATCCTTTTGGTCTTCAGCAGATTGCTGCCAATCAGCAAGTGCAGCTGTCAAGGGGGACTTTTGCGCTTGTTTTGCGCGCATTGTCTGAATTGCTTGAAGTTCAATTTCAGGAGCAAGTCCAAGCGCCCTAATCGAATCTTCACTTGCAAGACCTGCAACCGAAGAAATTTTAGCAGCCTTTCCAAGCTGCTCTTCTTCTAATCGTTTTTTTGCAATCAACGCATCATCAATGACGTACTTTCCGTCAGCGGTTCGTGTTAATGCACCATATTTTCGAGCGTCATCAATTCGTTTTCCCTCAAGCTGATCAGTAAAAGCGGCAAGTTTTGCCTGCTTCTTCAACAGCTCTGCGCGAGCAGAATACGGCTCAAGGCCGTTGATGAGTCGAGTAGCCTCCTGATTGAACTGCTTTGATTTAAACCGAGGAAGCGCAGGCATTGCGGCACCCTCTGTCGTGCTGTTCAAAAAGTCTGAAACTTGCTGGTTGAAGCTCTGAAAAGCGTCGTATTCCAGATTCTGCGCCTCCGACTCTGCAAGTGCATCCGCATACGCTTTCGACTGAATCTTATTCTGAAGATCCGCCTGACGCTGGCGCATGATCTGATCAGCCGTCTGCATCTGGAACTGCTCCATCATCCGCTTTTGCGTCTGCGCGCGGTCGTAGAGGCTTGCGCCTAGCTGAAATGCTTGAAGGGTTTCGTCGGCCATAAGATTAACCTATTCTTCCCTGATAGAAAGTTGACGGAGGCACTGCGTAAGTGGCGAAAGGCGACATCGGGTTCGGATATCCCGTTTCACCTGTGCTGTAATCGATTGTGGTACTGTTTACGCTTGGTGAACCGCCGGGAGTCGTGGCGTACAAATTTGGCATCTGCTGCATCAACCCACGCTGCGTATACGCGCCACCAGCAAATCCACCGGCAGAGGAAATCGCTCCTCCGATTGCAGCCATCGTAGGATCAGGCATCGCAGCCACTTGAGCAGCTTGCAAGTCACGATTGTATTGCTGCTGATTTTGCTGCTGCAAAGCTCCGATTCGCTGAGATGGTGTGATGAACATGCTGCTCACCGAGAACGGTTGAGCCATTCCAAACGCCCGTTGTTGCTGGATGAAGTTCTGAGCTTGCGCCAGACCTTGGTTCTGGATCTGCATCGATGTCAGACCAAAGTCGCGAGCTGACAATGCTCGGCCCATTCCGCTTCCAGCGCCAAACCCTCCGCCAAGCGCGCGTCCAGCGGCGGAGCGTTGAAGCTGAGATGCAACATCTTGAGAAACCTCGCCGCGCAAAGCTGACCCAATGTTCTTGCCAGCCTGTTGAATCAACTGGTCATAGCCAGGAATCGCGCGACGAAGCTGCGCCTCAAGCTGAGACTGCTCAGCGGCGGTCGTCTTTTGAGCGAGTTCCGTGGCAGGTTGAAGCGCTTCGATGTTCTGCTGAATCGCTTGCTTCTGCTCAGCTTGAAAATCAATCGGCTTAAATGCTGGAACTTTTGGCTTGCTGCCCTTGCTCAGCAATCCGCCAAGCAAGCTCGTTCCGCCAAGGATTGCCGCACCACCTAGAATAGCTCCCATAAATTAAAATACCTCCTTCACAAGACGATTGCCGTTCTCAATCGAGAACACCTTTTCAGGTTCGTGACGTTGGATGTTCATGGTTACCAAACGTGCAGCTTTTTCCTCTGGAAAAGCTCGCTCGTTCTGGAAGCAATGAACCCACACCCGCCGCAAAGTATCCACCTTAAAAAGCTCGTTCTCCTCGATTGTCATCACGCCGTGCAAAGATGCCCATGCATCCGCGTACTCACGAAGCGCTTGAACCGAAGGAAGGTGAACCTCGTAGCCGAATCGCTCAGTGCATTCTTTGGCCGACGCTTCTGCGTCCTTTTTGACGTACACCTTCACCGAATCATGCACGACTGCCTTTGGAAGATATCCGTAAGTCGAGCAGTCAGCGACGTACTTGTAACGAGTCCGGTATTCTTCAATCGACTGCTTCCAATTCGGATCGGTCGCACCCTGCTCATGTAGGCCAAGGCAGTCCGCTTCCAACGAGAAAAGGACCGACATGAATGCCGATCCGAATCGAGGCAGACCGCAAATTTGGAAGAGCTTACCTTTCATTTTTTATGCACAAAGAAGTCCACGCGGCAGTACGCGCGAGGATAAAGATAGCCGACTCCGAATTAGGAATCATACCCAGCTCACTGCAAATTACTGCGGTATAAAGAGCTGCATTCGGATGAACATCCTTTCCAGCTTCCTTTATCCATCCGTGAAGCTGTTCGATTCGAGCGTTCGCGTTATGGAAGTCCGCAGCGATAATCTCACGCACACGGCTCCATGCCGGATCGATCCGATCCTTAAAGAACGAATTGCCGAAGCCGGGAATCTTCATGCCAGCTTCAATGGCCGACTTCAACGCTCGCTCATCGAATCGTTCGTAAACGAATCGAGCAGGTCCAATCGGGCCGTGTGCATCGCCCAAAGTCAGGATTGCTGAAGCGATTCCATTAGTAAGCTGGGCGCTTCCAAAGAAAGCGTTCACCGCAGCGCCGGAACTAGCGTTCTGATTGTTCCGAGCCGCCATGTCATGCGCGTCAAAGACAGCCTGAAGCAACTCCAGTTTTTTCGGAGTCGCATCAGCCAGCGCAAAGTCGATGTTGAGGTTCAGAACCATTGCGAGAATCCACCGCCATTCAATCCTACACCGACCATGCGTATCGTCGCGACAGCGTCGCCCAGATACTGCATCGTCTGCTCCTGCACAGCTTGAACCGCTTTGGCTTCGTAGGCCACTGCTTCCTGAATCAAATCGTTCTCTTCCTTTCGAATGGCCATGACCATCAGCTTGATGGCATCAGCGCACGGAGGAATAAGGTAGTCATTGACGCTCGTCGCGTTGATGTGGCGCATCTTCGCCATGACCGTCACCGGCTTATCCTCGTCGTTGTTACAACGATCTGTCAGGTAACTGCGACGATACTGCGGCAAAGTTTCATCAGGGTCGTAAACTGCCAGATCCGTTTCCAGAGCAGTCGTCGCATCGTACTCGTACAAGCGGCTGACCGTGTTCGTGGCCCCACGAATGACGCCGGTCAGTTCGATAAATTTCTTGGTAGACTGAACGTACGGCAAAGCGAGCGTCAGCTTTTCTCCGTCAATCCACGCGCCACTGGATTGCGTTCGAATCCACTGACCGTTCTGATCAACACCTTGCAGCGTGATGGTTTTGCCGACATCCGAAGCGTCGCCAGGGTAGACTCGAAGATAGCTGTTAGTACCGCCAGACATGTCGCGGTAAGAAACCACAGTGCCACGATCAATAAGCTGCTTCCCAACGCACACTTGATTGCCATTGAGAAGTCCATATCCGGTTTCCTGAAACTCGAACCATTGATTGCGAACCGTTCCGACTCCGCAGCAGTCAGCTACAGCCTCGATGGTTTCGATCTGTCGCGGCCAAGTGATGCAGCCACCTACGGTGTGAATCGTGAAGCGTCCGTACGCTCCAGCCCACAACCCTTTGTGTAGAAGCCTTCGACACGCCTGATTGATGTAATCATAAACGCGCTGATCATCGACACATGTGCCGATGACCCGAGCGATTGTGGAGCGAATGTCCTGAACGATTAGCTTCATTTGGTGTAGTAGACTCGGGCAGTTCGCTTGATGAAGTAAACACCGTAGAACGGCGGCAGGTTGTTGTGGCCAACAGCATTCTGGCTGTCATTACCAGTCTTGTCGGAAGTGGTCGTTCCGATGTCGCCGGTCGTGATGCTCGGTCCAGCGCCACCGCCACCGCTTCCAGCAGCACCTTGAAGAATCTGCGTCGGGTACGACCCAAGTCCGCTCCACGACTTGTTGACGAGGTAGTAATCGTCGTTTGCCGGTGCAATCAGTTGAGCGACACCGTGAGTGTGTTCGTTGAATGCAGTTTCGGGAACTGTCAGCGTGTGCTTGTCCTCGCCAACAACGGAAGTTGTGGTGGTAGTTCCTTGAACCGAAACAGCTCCGCTTGCCGCAAAAGAACCAACGCCAACCGGAAAACGAGCCTCAAACAACGTGTCAATCATCCACATCGGACCAGTAACATCCGTGGCAGTTGCAGTACCGTCGCCACCGTCGTACGAAAGAAGATCGGTCGGTGTTCCTACAAAGATGCGACGATCAAATCCGTTTGGAGCAACAGGATTCTTGCTTGTCCACCGTCCCTGATTGAACACCCACCAATTCCCATTCTCATCCAACCACGGATAAACCTGATTGTTCAGCGCAGGAACAGTCGGGCCAAAGTTGAAGAACGAGTTTCCAATCGCGCTGTTAAACGTAGCTTGCGTGCCGCCGATGATATCGTTGGCCAACTGTTGGTAGTTGGACGGACAATAATTGTACGGAAGGCTTGGAGCTGTGAGCGTGATGAGCGTTAGATTTGCCATACTATTCCGATGAGTAGAGAAGTGGATTTATGTCGCAACCTTCAAGAATCTTGCACCCCTGGAATGTCCTGCACTCGCCAACGGCAGATTCCTGAACGTCGTAAGCGTGAACTCGAATGCTCTTGATGCGGCAGTAACCGGAAATCGAAATGTTGAGCTGAACCTCGTAAAGATTTCTGGTTGGAGTGCTGATCGTGGAATTACACGGGATATCCGTAGGAGTCGGCAACCGCATCTTCGGCCTGTACTGAGGCTGAAAGTTGCTTATCGGACAAAGGTTATCACACTGCGTCGTAATCGCGCACTCACTCCATTCCGCCCATTCAAGCCAGCTAGGGTACTGGTCAGGACGATACTCCACGTTGAATCCGACGTTGCCATCTAGCGAGTCGATGAAAATGTCGCCCGAATCGAGCTTCTTCAGTCCGAACGGAAGCTCGAAATTGTAGGCGCGAGTCTGAACCAACCATTGAATCTCCTTCTTTGGATCGGATAGATTCGAATCGAACTTGCTGGTCTTGCTGACCTCCCAAATCTGAATCGTGTTGTCCGATCCGCGAGCGATTGCGAAACAAGCGTCTCCGTAAGCGTTCTCGGTCTTGAGAATCTGCAACACATCCAATCCGGTCCAGATTCCAGCCCAAGCAGGAGGAAATTTTTTCCTCAGCGAGGTAATCAGATCGAAATCAAGAACCATCAACGCCTTGTGGATAACTCCGTCAGCCCTGTAACGAGGCTGTCCAGTCATCAGCAGACGGTTGTCGAACACAACCGCAGAACTGGCCCACAGCAAATTCGTCTGATCGTTCTCTGCGATGTTTAGGATTTCGTTGCTGATGGGTGTATTCCCCCAATCGTTGAACGAACGACGAGCGATGATGAACGAGCGAACCCCATCGACAGCTCGGTAGAAAACGTCTCCGTTAACCGTGATGGCAGACCTAGAGCCAAGCGCGCCACTGGTCAGCAAGCTGATAGCCTGAATCGGATAATTCAGGTTCTTCCAAGTATCACGATCTACTGGAGCTTGGATGCTGAAGACGTATCGCGGAGTGAAGATAAGAAGCGGTCCTTGCCCAAGCGACGTATCTGGATTGCCGGGGACGGCCATTGCCGTGATGCCTCCTGAATCCGACGGAACCGCGAAGTCTCCGCCCTCATTAAGGAAGGTATTCTCGGTTTCCTTGAGAACACTGGCTCGCGTTCCATCCCCATAAACGATGTCAGTCGCTCGAAACGAAAACCCGTCAGGAAGCGCGTACCAGATGCGTCCATTGACGTAGGACATAATCTTCCCGGTCTTTATTTCGTCGTCGGTTGCGCGGCGCAGATTCGTTCCGTTGAAAATCAGCGGCTTGCTGAATCCATCTTGAATGACGACAAAGTTCTCCGCTTGAACCATCCATCCATCAAGCAGGTTGGAAGGATTCTCAAGATTCGGAGAAACCGTCAAATTCTGGGCGTTATTTTGAAGGCAGTCGTAAAGCCACACTTTACCACTGATCAGCATCAAAATAAACGTCTGACCGTTGTCTCCGATGTATGGAAGCGCGCACTGGAACGTGCCGGTCAAGCTCTGAGGACCGTAACAATTCTCCGACCATCCATCAGCCGTCACGTTGGTTTGATCCGCCGTAACTTCAGCATTGTCCGCTGTAATCGTGGTGCAGAGATTGTAATCCTTCTGAATGAAGCCGGGACGAGGAGAAATGAAACTCTGCCGGAAGCTGGCATTCACCGCAAACGCCACCTGATTCTTGTCCACCTCAGACGGCATCACGCCAGCGTCAATGCCACCTTCAAAGGTGACAGATCCGTCCGTGTACCTTCGTGGTGCGCGTTCGCTCATGGTTTAAGCCTGAATACGCTGGACGAACAATGAAGAGTCGGTTGATACAGTTAGATTAAAAACCCCTGTAGACTGTATCAACAGTTCGTAGTAATCAGTAATTGCGGTAGCTTGATCAATATAAGAAACAGATACCGGAGGATCGTTTGGAGATGCGTTTGTTACCGTAAAATTCAATGTTTGCAAAACATTAGAACCATTTTTTCTTAACAATACAGTCAAGTTTGACGTACCGCCAACTCCTACTAGATTTAAAAACGCATCAATCCGATAGTATCCGGTGTAAGGAACCGTAAAGCGTCCGGTAGCGGCAGTGAACCCAGCCGATGGGTCCAGTGTCACCCAAGAGCCAGAGGGAAAATCTCCAAGACTGAATGGATTTTTAGTCGTTAATGATGCAACCGTATTAGAACCAGTCAGCCTCCGCGTAAACGTGACGTAGTTGAATGAAGATCCTCCGGTTGTGGCAGCGATTGAAATAGTTCCAGCACCCGGCGTAATCGTGACGTTCGAACCAGCGGTCAGACTTGCCAGCGTGTATCCCGTTCCATTGCCAATGAGCAGTTGGCCATTGGTTGGAGTGGAGGACAGATTTGTTCCACCCTTCGCAATCGGAAGAACACCGCTGATGTCCGCTACAGGAACAGAGGCAACAGTCGAAACAGCACCAAATCCACCAGATCCTTGAGTCTTGAGGTAGCCAGCAGATAGCGAATCGAGAGCAGTCTCGTTCGTCAGCGTGGCGTCTGAAGTGCGGCAAATGTACGACGCGCCAACCGGAGCGCCGCCCGACGCACCAGGAGCGCCAGTCGCCCCAATCGCACCAGCCAGAGTGATAAGGGAATTAGCCGGAATCAGGGTGGTTGGAACAGCGTTGGCGATTCCAAGGACACCCGCAGCAGGGTTTTGAAGCGTCAGTTGCAGTCCATCAACCGACAGCACCTGCATGTATCCAAGACCCTGAATCGATACGAAGAACTGGCCAGCAACCGATTCTGGCAGAAATTGGGTATTATCTACGAAAACAAGGACGCTCGCGCCAAGAGCCGGAACAAAAAACGAGGCTGTCGTGTAGGTGAACGAATCGATTCCGTTCGTGCCATTCGTACCGTTGGCTCCCGCAGCCCCTTGAGGGCCGGGGATATTCACGACTACCGGCTCGGAGTCGCAAGGCTGGCAGCAGCCGGATGAAGAAACAAGTTGCGACGGCATAATTTTCCTTTCGCAGAACCTCAAGTCCAGCGAGAACTATTGCAAGGCCAAACTATGGCAGAGCAAGCGTCCGAGCATCAACTTATTCAGCACAAGTATGGAATTCGTTCACCGGTCAAGATTCCTGACCTAGAACTTGAACTTTACGCATTCCGAAACCGACTCCAGCCAAACGAGGGTGGATTGGGTACTTTCGAACATTTTCGGAATGCGACGAAAATGCTATGGCCAAAGCTAAGCTGGAATCCGTGGCTGGAAGCTCAGGTCGAAAGCCTCTGCGAGCATGATTACGTCGGTTGGGCTGGATGCGGTGCGAGCGGAAAGACCTTTGGCGCAACGCTTTTCGCAACAGTCTGGTGGCTGTCTAACCCCGCAAAATCGACCGTCGTTCTTACGTCCACAACCGCGAAAATGATCCGCAAGCGTATGTGGGCCAATCTTCAGGATCTTGTTCGAAAATCGCGCGGATTTCCCGGCAACATGGTCGATTCGAAGATGGCGCTTCAGGCCATCAAAGGCGACGACCGTCATTCG